ACCTCCTGTGGCGGGCCAATCGGGTCGCCGGGAAAGCGGAGCTGAAACCCGCCGACGACGAACGGCGTGCGCACCGGCACCCGCTGGCCCTCGGCCGTCTCGTGGGTGGCCCGGGTGCGATCGTCGTCGGTCGCCAGCCACATCATCTCCAGCGGATCCTCGGAGTCCTCGGCGAGCACCCGGAAGGCGTCGAACCGGCCCGCGTTCAGCGCGCCGATCGACTCCGTACGGGCGATCACCGTAGCCCGGTTCGGCCAGCGCTCGGAGCCCGTGGTTGACAGAACACTGTCAATGCGGTCCCGGAGCTTGGGGAGCGACTCCCCGAGATTGACCCCGGTGGCCACCTGACCGGCCACCAAGTCGTAGACCTCGTCCGGCACCTGGACCAGCCGGTTGCGCACCTCGGCCAGGTAGGCCGTGACGAACGGCCGCGCCGTCCAGCGGTAGTCCGGCCCGAGCAGCCGGGTGAACGCCAGGCCGACGGCCCGCAGGATCTCGCCGCGCAGGATGGCGTCCACCGCGTCACGCCACAGCGGCGCCATCGCCCAGACCGCATCCATGTCCGGCCGCCCATCGCCGCGCAGCACGCGGCGGGCGAGCTGCACCAGCCAGTCGGACAGCGCCGACCAGACGGCGGCCCGGATGTCGCGCTCCACCGCCGCCGTCTCCGCGCGCGCCTCGATGCGGTACGGCAGCCACGGGTCGACGCCCTGGCCGTCCCACACCGGGCCGGTCACGCCGACACCAGACCCTCTCCCCGGTTCGCCGCCTTCAGCGTGGCGAACAGCAGGTCGTCATGGTGCTGGATCCCGCGAGTCAGCAGCTCGGTGACGTAGCGCTCCAGCACCGTACGGAAGGCGGCCGGGTCGACGCCCAGATCGGCCGCCGTCTCGGGGAGGTGATTCCAGGCGCCCTCGGTGACCTTGAGCGCCTTCTCCGGCGTGATCGGGCCGACCCGGTGGTGCAGCTGGTACCGCGGGACGTCGCCCCAGCGCCCGCGCTGTGAGCGCTCCAGGGGTGTGGTCAGGCGGCCACCGGCCAGCTCCAGTGCGCGGAACACCAGCAGCTTACTGCTCGCGTTGAACACTGCCTCGGCCGAGGGCAGGGCTGCGAGCGGCCGGGCGGCGACCAGCTCGATGCGCCGGTCCAGGCTGGCCACGATGGCCGCCGCCTCGTCCGGCTCGTCCGGCTGCCCGCCGTTGGGCGGCCCCTGCTCCCCGGTGTCGTCGTCGGTGTCACTGTCGGCGTTCTGCGCGGCGGTGGGCGGCAGGCCAACACTCTTGATCGCGGGCAGGCCCAGCAACGCCTGTACCTCGGGGTCGAGCGCCATGTCCGGCTGGGCCAACACCAGCTTGTACACGATCTGCTTCGCGCGCTCGGCCTCGGTGGGCATCTGGTCGACGGAGAAGGCGGCTGCCTTGACCAGCTCCTCGTCCGAGATCAGACCGCGGTCATGCAGCCGCTCGGCCTCCTCCAGCCGGTTGGGCTTGGAGGCCAGGGTGCTGGTGTCGAAGGCGAAGGCGTACCGCTCGGGCTCGGTGATGCCCATCGACTCCAGCGCGCGGCGCAGGAAGCCGCGGGTGAGCGCTTCGGCGATCAGCCCGAGGTAGCCCTTGATCCAGCGGATGCCTTCGTCGCTGATGAGCCAGGCGGTCCAATGGTTCGCGTTGCCGATGCCGGTCAGCACCTCGCCGGGGATTTCGGCCATGTTGGCCACCCGCAGGATGGCCTTGTCCTTCATGGGGCCGATCTCGGCGGACAGCTCCGACCAGAACGTGAGCGGCTTGATCTTGTCCAGGTGCTCCAGCAGATGATCGGGGATGGTGGCCATGATCGGCACCATGCTGCGCGCATCGCCTTGGTTGCTCATGCTGGCGGCGGCGGCCCGCTGGAGGTAGGCCATGAATCCGGAGAGCCCCGGCGGATCGGAGTCCTCATGCGGCCAGTCGACGCCCTCGGGGAGGAACATGATCCCGGCACCGGTGAGGCGGCTGTCCAGCTCGGCGAACTCGCGCTTGGTCAGCAGCTCGATCTCACGCAGGGGGACGATGGCCGGGCGGCTGAAGCTGTCCGCCTGGTCGGTGTCGTTGGGGTGGGGCCGCCAGCAGCGGATCAGGATGTCGGTGCCGTCGGTCAGCTCCAGCCAACCGCCGCCGTTGCGCTGCTTAGGCCGCTTGACCTTGACCCGGCCGCCCTCGCGCTTGACGGCAGCGCCGGTGACGACGAACCAGGATCCCTCGGCCTGCTCGGGCCGGACGGCGGCGCCTTCGCCAACGATCCAGCACTCGCCGCCGACGGCCAGATCCACTCCGGCGAGGCGGAGGTTGTCGTCGCGCTGCGCGCCGGTGCCGAGCGGGACGGCGGCCAGGCGGCGGATGGCCTCGTCCTCGACCTCGCCGGTCTCTTCGCCGGTCTCGTTCACCTCGGTGACGTAGAGCCGGGCCTGGGCGATGCTGTCGCCGATGCGGCCGGTGAGGAAGTGGTGCTCGCCGACGATGTCGCGCAGGCGCCATGCCTCGGCCTGCCAGTCGGTGTTGCCGAACTTCCAGGTGGCCCAGCTGGAGCCTTCCTTCAGGTCGACGACCGCGGTTGCACCGGCCAGCGCGGTCCGGCGTTCCACCTCGGCCCGGCCGAACGTCGGGTCCGGCGGCGGTGCGGTGAGCTTGGGTCGCTTCAGGGCCACGTCGGATTACCTCCCCAGGTTGGCGGTCATGCCGGTGAGCTGGCTGAAGGCCAGCGCCAGGGCAGGGACGAACAGGGCCGGGTGCCCGCCCCAAGCCCAGACGAGGGGGGCGGCGAGCAGCGAAACCCACATCCCGGCGCACCACGGGCACTGGATCAGGGCGGCGATGAAGGCCCCGAGCGAGCCGGGGCGGTCGTCGAGCCAGGCGATGAGGCGGTCTCGGGCGGGCTCGGTGATGCTGTCGGCAACGATCAGCCCGGTGACCCGGGCCACAGCGAGCGCGTACGTCACCAGCAGCAGCCAGACGGGGAGGGTCATGCGCGCCATCCTACGGGCCAGGAGGACATCCGAGCACGAATGCCCTCCTGACAGTTGAGTGTCATCTCTTGGCGGGATGTTGCGGCACCCGCCAGATCCGGACGTGCCCGCGGGTCCAGCCCATCTCCAGCACCTCGGTGCGCCGCAGCACAGTGCCGAGCAGCTGCACCGTCATCGGGGGCCGCCCGTTGTTGGCGCACCAGGCGTCGAACCAGCCGATCAGGTCCGCGGACTTGTACCAGCCGGGTTTGAGGCCCAGCACGGCCTGGCGCACCTCGTCGGCGGTCATCGGCATGAGCCGCGGGGTGGGCCGGGGAGGCGGCTGCGGGCCGCTCTCGGAGCTGAACAGGACGGCCGGGTCGATCCAGCGACCGGCGGCGCCCAGATCCGGGTGGTATTCGGCGCGCGGCACCCCGAGCGCGTTCAGAGCGCGGCCGAATGCGGTGCGGTACCCACCGACGTACCCGGCGGCCCGGCAGGCGCTCATGTAGCGGCTGTACAAGACGCTCGGGTAGTAGGGGCCCGGCTTGAGGTGGCGCAGTGCGGCGCGCACCTCACGCAGCCGGATGCCCTGGACGTCCTCAGGGGGAGGGGCGACGGTCACCGGCCTTCCGCCTTGCGCTTCTCGTCGGCCAGGAGCGCCTGACCCCGGCGCTGCCAGGACCGGGTGATGAGCCAGCACCGGGCGGCCTTGCGCTCGTCGCCGATCCAGCGGGTAGACGGCTGGAGCCCGGCCGTCTTGAGGGCGGTGCCGAACGCCTTCTTGCTCACCGGCTTGCGACCCTCGTCGATCACCGACAGCTCGTACCAGCGGTACAACTCGGCGGCCGAGAAGTGCCCTGCGCCCAGATCGGCCGCCAGTAACTCTATGTCACGATCTTCGACGTAGGGCAGCGGCTCGGGTCTTACGAGTTTCTGTCTCATGCCAGACACGTTAACACACGTGCCCCCGATCCGTGCGGGGGGACCTGTCGGACCGGGGGGACCGATCCAGCGTCACTCAGAAGGGTAAACGTATAACGCATAACGCGTTATAAGTAACGTGGTTTCGGAAAAATTCTGGCGGTACAGGGTCCCCCCGGTCCCCCCGAGAGCTGGGCATCCCCTACTGCGAGTGCTCGTGAGCCCACGTTGTGTGTCCTTATCGCCTATGCCTGCGATGTCGGATCCATGAGGATCCGGTCATGAAGGTGGGGGGTTACATAGGGGTTTGAATCTGGCGGGGGTCCGACCGGGGTCCGACGCCGATGCAACGTGGGTGTTCGGGGGTCTTTTCAACCCCATGGAACCCCCTTAGAGGCCCCGAGAGAGCGCTTTCCCGGCCGCACAGCCTTCTCGGACCTCGGGGGGACCCCCGTCGGACCGGGGGGACCGGCTCGGGGGTCCCCCCGAGGCCCGATTTCGGGGTCCGAAAGGGGGTTCCATGGGGTTGAAACAACCCCCGAACCCCCACGTTGCATCCGGCCCGCGGTCCGTAAGATCCGGAATGCCGGAATCGGAGCGAAGGTGGGGGGGTACTTGGG